TAATAATATAAAAAAAACTACAAACATGAATGTACTACCAATAAACCCATTCGGTCTTTGTGCCAAACGTTCAGCAGTACCTTTATCTCCTTTACAATTACACGCCATAAAACAATATATTAACTTCTTACTCTTACTTTTATATCTTTTGTTACATTTTTAATTTCAAAAAGTGCATTTGGTTCATTAAATAGGCAGAATTGACCCAATAAATCAATTTGTCTAGTTGCAGTATCATAATAAGGTTGTGCAATTTCATTTAATGAATAATCACCACCCACTTTATTATAAACACGTAAATCAACAATATTAAGAACACCTCCCACATTATTAATAATCTCATATAATTGAGATAAATAAATATTTTCACCCATTTGGAATTTATTTATATCCATAAAACTATTAACATCTGTAATAACTTGTGAAATAATTTGTGATTGTGGATAGTTCTTATCAATAAATAAATCAATTTCAAATGCTATATTAATAATCTTACCATCTGTTACTTCTATATAATCATTTAACATTCTGTAATCAGATAAATAGGTTGCTATATTCTCTTTTAATGTATTGGTTGATGTATTGGTTAATTTACCATTAGCATCAAGTCCCAATACAGATATTTTTACTTTATTTTGTTCTTCAAATACACCACATCTAAATGGTACTCCATATTTACCATCCATTAATGAGATTCTTGATTGGTAATCTTTAATACCTACTGCTCTATTTTGTGATGCAAAATTATATCTAACTAAATTTCTTACTTCATCAACTGAAGGTTCATCTCTACCACCCAATGCTGGGGCTGGATTATTAACAGTTAATGATTTTGCCACTTTTGTATTTATTGATGTGTCAGAACCATTAATAATCATATCAAGTAATCCAACACTATTCAAAACATTTGGTCCCAAATTACTTGCAGAACCTCCACCTCTTCTATATTTTATAAATAAAGTTGTACCTACACTATGAGTAGTTCCCAATGAATAGTTATTAATAAAATCACCTATTCTCTGAGTTAATGATGTATTTATATTGAAATCATTTAAAGAACCAATATCTTGACTACCACCACCAAAAATTAATTTAATAAATCCTTGGTCAGTATATTCAGTTATAAATCTTTTATCAACTTTAAGATATTTTCCAGGTTTTATACTTGCATTATCAGTTGATTGTGTCTTATCTTCAATAAATACTTTATCCTCCGCTAAGGCTTGCATTTCAAACCATTGATTATCCACATCTAAAAATTGATTTAGTGTCGGTGTAGACGTATAATCAGTACCATCTAAGGTAATAACTGATTCTATCGAGATAATATCGTTTTCTGGTAATAATACTTCTAAGAATGGTTTAACATCGTCTTGTGTTATTATTTTTTTAAATACTTTACTAACACCATTAAGTACTATCTCTCTTTTAGTTATAGTATAGTTTTGAATCATATTATTACTATCTATATTTGGTGTTACCAATCTATTTGGTAAACCTCCAGTAGTAAAAGGATTTGCAAAATCAATATCATCCATCGTTTCAAATACTTTACCTGCACCGTTTACTTGTGCACCCTGTCTAATCACTGGGCAATACTCGGCATCAAAAGAATTTGCAAATACTGGTACAGTTACACTGAAATCTACTATTGATATTGATGGTCGTTTTCCAGGTATTTTAACACCCATAGTACGTGCCATACTTAATACTGATGCTCTTTCTTGTGCATAATTGATTTGAGTCTCATTAAACCTATTATCAGCTAGAAAAGAAAGATTGTCTCCTATTGCTGCGTTAATTTCTATTAGAAGTGAAGCTATTGATGCATCGTTCATATCACTTACTATTTGTGGGTAATATTGTTTAACGTAATTAATTAAATCACCACGATAATCAGCGAAATTTCTACTACTGTATGATATCTTTTTAGCCATAAATCAATTTATATATAAATATTAATAATAACAAAATATTTATATATATAAAGTTTTATTATATATTTGTACCATGAAGATTACAGAAACTAGCTTATCAGGGGTAATAATTATTGACCCAGTTGTTTATAAAGATAACAGAGGATATTTTTTAGAGTCATTTAATGAATCATTATTAGATGTTATTAAAGTGAAACAATTTAAACAAGATAATATATCTTGTTCACATAAAAATGTTGTAAGGGGATTACATTATCAGAAAGCACCACATGCACAAGGTAAGTTAGTAACAGTAATGAGAGGGTCTGTTATGGATGTCGCAGTAGATATTAGGGAATCATCACCTACATATGGTCAATATATAAGTGTAATTCTATCAGGAGATAATAATAGATTATTATGGTTACCAGAAGGTATTGCACATGGTTTTGTATCTTTAGAGGATAATACTGTTTTTTATTATAAATGTACTGATGTATATAATAAAGAATCCGAGGTTTCAATTAAATGGGATGATACCGATTTAAATATAAAATGGGGATGTCATAACCCTATAATCTCAGATAAAGACCAAATGGCAAAGTCTTTTAAAGAATCTAAAGGTAGTTTTAATTAGATATTAATAATCACAAAATCTGTTTGTTCAAAAACATCATCTGTAATAGTATAATCAATTTTAACTGTTACTAAATGTTCATTGGTCTCACTTGGAGTGATAATTACATCATTTATTTGTAACTTTGGTAGGTATTTCTTAACTACTGATTTAATCTCATCCGAAATTTGTGATTGTGTTAAACCATCATTAGGTTCAAATATAAATTTAAGTAAGTTAGTTCCAAATTCTGGATTATAATACCTAGTACCCTTACGAGTAAGTATTAAATGCATTAAATCGGATTTAATCTGCTGGCTATCAGTAACAGTTAAATCTAAAAAGAAACCTTTTGGGGAATCTTGGAATGGATAATTAATACCTAAATAATTTGTTGCCATATATTATAAATATATGGGAGATATATAATTTATTAATAATTATTACATATCAAACTCTCCAAAATCAGAATCATTAATATCGTTATTAAAATTTCCTACAACATATGATTCTTTTTCCGTTTCTTGAGGTGCCTCCTGTATATCTTTTGATTCTGTCCATTGCTTTATCCATGGAATTGGATTTTTAACATTTTCAAATAATGGTTCCATATGTATAGACCTCATTCTTGAATTTGTTAACCATTTCATATATTCAGTTAATATCTGTGCATTTAATCCTAATAATGAACCATTTTCAAATAAATAATTAGCCCATTCAATTTCTTCTTCTGCTGCATCTTTGAACATTTGTTTTACTATAGGTTTACATTCTTTTACAATATGTAAAAAACCTTCACTTTTTTCCGTTGATAATTTATTGATAACATATTGAGTAAATCCTAGATGAAGATTTTCGTCTCTATTTATCATGCTGATAATCTTGGCATTACCTTCCATTTTTTTATTTTGGGCAAAACAATATGAACAAGCAAATGAAACATAGAATCTAATACCTTCTAGGATATTAATAGACATTAAAGTTAAATATAATTTTTTCTTTAAGTCATCTTCAGTATCTGAAGGGATTGAATTGATTAATTCATCGTAATATTTTGTAACAGATGTTGTTCTTTTGGCAATAGCTTCATCTTCTAGGATTGAATCAAAAACATCGGAGGCATTGGGATAAACTCCTTTAATTATATATGTATAAGAATATGAATGTAAGGTTTCAAAGAATTCCCATGAATTAGCAAATGCTTCTGATTCAAGATTTGTCATATACTCAGTGATATTTTTAATACCTCTGGCTTGTACTGAATCTAACAGAATTTGATATCCTAGATTCTTTGTAAAAATAAATTTTTCTTGTTCAGTTAGAGTCATGAAGTCACCCCTATCTTTTTGTACTGCAACTTCTTCTGGTCGCCAAAAGAATCCTAACTGTGTTTTAAATAAATTAAATATATTTTTATATCTAAATTTGTCATAACGTTGTAGCCCCATACCATTTTTTCCAAAGAAAAGTGGGTCTGATGTAAAATCATTATTATTTAGATTAATTATATGTTTTTCTTCTGCCATAATTTTATATTTTTTACAAATATAGTAATTTATTTTAAATAAACAATTATAAAATATCTTTTAAGAACTCTAAAATTTTATTAGTATTCAAATTCTTATCTTCTGCCCATATAGTTAAAACTTTAAAACCATTATCTATTGCTATTTTCTTTTTATATTCGTCAAATAGGAATACTTCGTCAGCAGTTTTATTATGGTATAATTGTCGCCATTCCATCCACTCAATATTATTTAATTTTTCTTTATTTGGGTGGAATTTTTCCCCATTATATTCAATAATATGTTTTTTATCTTCATGGAAGATGGTTAAATCATAAAAATAATATTTTTCATTAAAATATATAAACCATTCATTTTTTCTATTATTAATATCTCCATAATAAATTATTTTTATATTTTTATTATTTAATAATTCTATTATAGGTTTAAATAATGTAAGTGATTCTTTTGTTATTCCGTACATAGAAGTTTTCATTTTCCAATATTTTAAATAATTTTCACCATATAATAAGCGGAAATACTCTTCACTATTTCTATCTTTTTTATTTAATAGAATGTAATTGAGGTAGGTATTATACCTATTTTCATCAAAAAATGAATAATTTATTCTAAAATAGAGTATGGTGCCTAATTTTGAATTAGGGTTATTTCTAATTTTATTTAAGAAAATTATTTTTAATTCATTTGTAAGTTCATTTGGTAAATTAAACCATAATTCTAATTCTTTATCTTTATCATCGATTTGTAAAACTATATTCTTATTAGTATAAATAAGAAGCTTAGGTCTAGTATTAAATTTTTATTATTTATTATCATAATTTACAAGCACCTCCCGCACAGTCATCAATTTCCTCTTCAATCTCTGGTTCTGCTTTAATTTCTTCTTTCATCATTTTAGTAATGTCATCTGTTTTACCATCAGAAGTATTGGCATAATATAATTGTTTACCACCCATATTATAAAAATATAATAAATCTTTAACTACTTCAGTAATAGATAATGATTCGCCATTTTCCATTGAGTAATAGTGATTACCAGAAATACCTTGGTCAATCCATTTTTGGATTACTGCTTGGATATTAGTGTATTCTTTATTAGTGACATCAAACGCTAGTTTATATTTATTTTTTAATTTATAAACTTCTGGTACTGCCATTTTAATAATACCTTGTTTTGATTTTTTACTAGTAATTAAGCTTCTAGGTGGTTCAATACCATTAGTTGAATTGGATACAACAGAAGAGCTTTCACATGGCATCATAGCTGTTAATGTCGAGTTTCTCATTCCATGTTCTAATACTTCAGCTCTTAGTTCTTCCCAATCCAAAGATTTCTCTCTTGAAACAATAGTGTCAACTTTATTACAGTATGTATCTATTGGTAGAATTCCTTTAGAATATTTTGTTCTATTGAAGTATTCACATTTACCAAATTCTTTAGCTAATTTAACAGAAGCTTTAATTAAATAATATTGGATATATTCCATTGTTTCATCTAATAAACCTAAAGATTCTTGTGAACCATAAATCACTCCATTTTTAGCAAAATAATATGCTAAGTTAGTAACACCAACACCAACACTTCTTCTAGCTAACATTTTTTTAGCTGCTTCTACTGGATAATCTTGGTGAGTAATTACGAAATCTAATGCTCTTAGTGTAAATTCACATACTTCTTCTAATTCAGATAATTCTTTAATAGTACCTAAGTTAATAGCAGATAAAACACATAAAGCAATTTCAGCTGGTTCTTCACCCCACATCATTTCAAATTTCTGTGGTAATATAGTATATTCATTATTTTTGCTCATTTCAGTATCAAAAGCATCAATAATAGTAAACATATTATTAAAATCTTTTAATGTTTTTTTATGAATATTATTTGTTTTACCATCAATATAGAATGTTGTATGCTCATTTTTTAATTTTACAAAAGTTTCTACGTCAGTAGATTTCATTTTTATTAATTTAGTTACAACTTTTCCATCATCAATATGATTTAAAGGAGATGTGGGCAAATCTATCTCCATGCAAAGATTGGATTGATATACCTTATCTAAGAATGAGCTATGTTCATTTGCATTATCAATATTCATCAAATAAATTCTACCAGTACCAATTCTTTCTTGACAGAATTGATTGAATAGTTCTCTAGCACTTACAGTTTTTTTAGTTTTTGTATTATCATTTTCGTATTTAACATATAATTCATCAAAAATATCATTATATCCAAATGCATCATATAAATCTTTAACTTCATGTGCTGAAAATAAGGTAACGGTCTCATTATTTATGAAACGTTTATAAAATAATTTTGAGAATTGAATTCCATAGTCCATTTTACGTACACGATTATCATCAGTTCCTTTATTATTTTTAAGAACTAACACATCTTCAATTTCTTTATGCCAAAATGGTATAAAGGTAGTTGAACTTCCACCTCTAACACCGTTTTGAGTACAAGAACGTGTTGTAGATTCGAACATTTTAAGAAATGGTATAACGCCAGTATGTACTACTTCACCACCTCTAATTGGAGCTCCAATTGCTCTTATTCTTCCTACATTAATACCAATACCAGCTCTTTTAGCAGTATAATAACCAATAGCACTATTAGTTGAATAGATTGATTCTAATGAATCACCACAATCAATTAATGTACAACTACTATATTGTCTATTTGGTGTTCTTACACCGCACATAATTGGTGTTGGTAAGGAAATTTTCCATTTTGAAATTTGGTTATAGAAACCTTTAATCATATTAACTTTATCTCCTTTAAAATCCGCAAATAAAGTCATAGCAATAAACATATATGCATATTGTGGAGTTTCGTAAATTTCACCAGTTAATCTATCTTTTAAAAGATATTTATCAACCATTTGTTGTAATCCAGCCCAAGTAAAATTAAAATCTCTTTCATGTTTAATAAAAGAATTAATTTTTTCTAGTTCTTCGTTGGTGAATGACTTCAATAAAATTTCATCATAAATTCCTCTAGCTACATTATCAACCATAATAGTTTTAATGTGAGGCATATCAGTAGCAGTATTAAATATATTTTTTCTTATATAATAATTTAATAAATTAGATGCTACATATTGATAATTAGGTTCATTTTCTGTTACTAATTCTACTGCGGATTGTATTAGTAATTTATGAATATCAGATGACTTAATGCCATTATAGAATTGTAATTGGGCATTCATTGCAACATTTGATGCAGAAACTCCATTTATATTTTCTACTGCCCATAATAAAACTTTATTAATTTTTTCATAATTAATAGCTTCTTTTGTTCCGTCTCTTTTGATGATATTGATTTCCATATTATATTTCTTTTTCTTTATTTTCGTTTACTTTATTTACTGCTTGTCTTGTTCTTAATGCTAAATTAACTCTATTTTGCTCATCTTCTTTTTTCTTATTCATCATTCCACCGAAATTTAAACCACTATTTGATTTTAATTCGATATGCATTGTTGCATTATTAAATATTGAATCAGGAAATGTTATACCATCTTTACCAAATCTTGATTTAAGAATTGCAATACTAGCAGTACCTTCATCTCTTTGGTCTAATTTCTTAGCGATAGACATAATAAAGTGTCCAATTTGAGCTTTTTTGAATGAACCACCCATTTGATTAGCTTCTACTATATCAGATGTAACTGCACTACGATTAGCTTGTGTACAAACCCATCCAGCAACATCTATTTCACTAATTAATGATTCAAATTCCCTCATTGTTTGACCTTCTGATGTTGATATATCATCTGAATGTCTTGTCGATTGAACGCAATCAATATAATCTAATAAAATCATATCAGGTTTAATACCTGAAACTGTTAATTTTCTTAGATATTGTTTTATCATTGGTATTGTGGTGGTACCACTTGGGAATCTTTTCATTATTAATTTACCACCAGTATGTTCTTCTGTTAATGTTACTTTAGCTGCTTTTACCTCTTCTTTTCTTGAGGATAAATCATTTAATGCAATACCAGTATGGCAAGCTAAATGTTTTCTTTGGATAATTTTGATAGTATCTTCAAAGAAGATTTGTACCACAACTTTACCTTCTTTATATGCAGCTTGAGCAAGTTTTGTAACTAGGGTCGTCTTACCAACCCCAGTCGCAGCAAGGATTACAGCGAGTTCACCCTTAGATAAACCACCATCCATACACTCATCTAAACCATCAATTCCAGTTGAAATTGGTTTTCTAAAGTCATCTTCTAATACACTATCAATAGAATCTAATAAATGAACACCATTATCTTTATTTCCCCCTAATTCAAGTGCCTTTCTGATTAACTCTTCACATTTAGGGAACTCTTCGATATTACCTCTATCAATAATTTTTTTGATATCAGTAATAGTCTTAGACATTTCTTGTTGTTTACAGAACAACATAGCAGTTTCCTGGGTATATTCTGAATCATTTAAGGTAATAGCTCTAATATCAGTAATAAGGGCTAAGACCTCTTCTCTATCCTTTTCATTTTCTGTAATTACATGATTTAAAAGTCTATTTTGGAGTGTTTCATAATCCAAAATAACTTCATCTTTAAATGCATTTACAATTTCAGCTACTAATAAAGATAAATGAATATTACCTTTAAAGTATCCAGGAGATAGTATAGGTAAAATTGATTCTGCAAATCGTTTATCGGAGATTATTTCTGCGATAATTCTTTTCTGGAATTCTGTACCGTAATGTTCAAATGTTGTTTTGTCTCTTGCCATGTAACTTTTAAATTCTAGTGTTTATGTGAACTACCTTAAACCTAATGGTTTGAGGCTTTCCAACCTTCGTTGGAAACTTTAGATGTTTCGTAGCTTGTGCACACAGCCAATTAAGGGTAGGTGTCTTATTTCAGCTCCACATCTGTAATCGTATGTCCCGTACGATATTATTATTAAAAATATTCTAACTTATCTTTATATAAATATTCCTAAAGTTCAATTGAATCGTATTCGTGAGTATAATTTTTTCTAGATAATGAATATCTAATTTCACTAACTAATTTAGGAATTAAGTCTTTAATATCAACTTGATATCTTACTTTAGTAGGGAAGAAATTACCAGAGAAAGACCCCTTTGCAATATTTACTACACCATCCTCAGTGAATTTATTTATATCGATATAGAAAATATCTTCATTCTCGAAAATATTTGCTACTTTTTTACTTTCCACTTGTTGTTCTTTATATGGATTATAAAATTCCCAAAGATAATCAATTGATTTCTTTTTAAGGTCACTTGGGATGATTCCATGTCCGCCCATTGTTCCATTGTTCATTCCCACTAAAGAATCAACCATTTCTTTAATCTCTAAAGAGTTAATACATTCAGGATTGAAATTTTCAACACTGAAATTTCTTGCACAAATAATTTTGTTTCTGTTATTAATGTACAATACGAATTCTACTTTTTGCATTTCCATGATACTAATTGTTTATTTATTTATTATATTATATTGTTATTTTTTTCTCGTTCTATTAATTTTTTAAATGGCATTAGATATTCTCCTATTCTTTCTTCACCTACCTTTTTATCAATACCATCTCTTTTCATTTTCTCATAAACTGATTTGGTTCCTCCGTATTCTCCTAAAGTAAAATATCCATTTATTAAACTCTCAACATTCTTTTTAGCTTCTTTAGTTAATAATGGGTTTGATAAATCAACTAATAGTTTATTAATTTGATATATTTTATCCCCTTGAACACCCACCGTTACTTTATTAATGATATTATCAATAAATTTAAATGGTATTTTCTTTTCATTTATTCTTTGTGTTTGTATTCCTCTTGCCAATTCTATAATCTCTTCTAATTCTACTTTTCTTTCTTTTAATATCGGGAAGGTTTCTATTAACTTTGTCTCACTTAAACCTTTTATTCCTTTTATATTATCTGTTGTATCACCACAAATTATTTTTATTAATGCTACGTTATCTAAATGAAACCCTTTAATCTCAAAAAAATTATCTTTTGTAACAAACATCTTCTTTTGGCAATGATACATTAAAACATTTTCATTTATTAACTGATATAAATCACTATCGCTTGAACATATTGTTATTCTTTCATTATCTTCCTTGTGATTGCAAATATACGCAATAAAATCATCTGCTTCAACAGTTTCGTCAGATAATTGTTTAATAAATAATTCTGATAAATATTCTGTTACTTTAAATTGTTGTTCTAAGTAGGATGGGTCATCTGGTTTTGAACCAGTTACGAAATCTTTATTGCGATTTGCTTTATATGCTGAATAAATATCATATCGTAATTTACCACTTAATATACCATCCCAAAATACATAAACTGAATGATATAAATTCTCATTCAATAATTTTCTTAGTACTGTAATAAATTGGTAGAGTCCTCCGATATGTTGACCATTTGAATTATATTCATTTTTAGCACCGCAGTACCCTAATTTAAATAATGCATTACCATCTACTATTAATATATTTTTATATATAATTCTTTCTGTAGCTTGTCTTGGTGGGAGTTTATTCACGATTCATTGTATCAAAGGGTTAAAAATTAAATTAATAAGGGAGGAGAAGACCAGCGGTCATTACTCCGCTGGAACTCCCTAAGTAGTTACACTACAATATTAATCAGCCATATCTTCATCTGATAGTTCTTTCTTGAACTCTTCTTTTATAATTTTAAAATCATCCATTGTTGTATTAAGATGTTTTAAAATATAATCACGATGTTCTTTTTTGTAATCCTCAATTTTATCTGGATTCCAATATCCATGTGGTGTTGATGCTAACTTACCTTGTTCGATAATTCCATTAACTTGGTTTTTCTCACATCTTACTTTAGTTTCAATACCAAATTCATATGTTTGACCACCTGAAGTTGCTTTTAATTTAGACGTACTATGTGTTAGAATACCACCGAAATGAATAATGATTCTTGGTGAATAGAAGAATGCTTCGCCACCTTTATGTTTAATAACTGCGTTCATATTATCTAACCATATTTTTTGAACTACTGCAAATGTATTAATATATGGTTTACCTTCTCTTCTAGAAGAAGGAATTCTATGATTTACTAATGATTTAAAAGCAGATTCCATTGCACCTGCATTCCATTGATTATTAGATGAATTTGAGGTTGCTGACTTATATCCATTAATTGAGCCCACTGAATCCCATAAAAAACATAAATTTCTTTGTAGTTTTTCTTCTTTTTGTAAATCCAATAAATCACTCATGAATTTTGCAACATCTTCGATAACAGCTTCATCTCTTAATTGTTTTGATTCTGTTTTACTATTTTCATAGTTAAAATTACCATATTTATTTAAGAGGTCTTCACTTGTTACTAGAATAAAATCACCTTCATAATTAATTTCACCAGTTTCTTCATCAACTACTTCCTCAAATTTAACCCCGATGTTAGCTGCATGTTCCCAATTCCAGTTTCCTTCAGTTTCAATGATTACAGCTAAATCACCAATTTTTTGACAACCAGCTACCGCTTCATAAATTGCAGTTGATTTTCCTGTATTTGAGTAACCTCTGAATGACATAAAAAATCCTCTTGGGATACCTGGAATTTTTAATGCTTCATGAAATGAATCTGATAATGGAATCCAAGATAATTCTTTATCTTTAACTGTTTGTCCTAATCCATTATCTTTTTTAAATTTTGTTAAATCGAAATCACCTTTTTTAATTGGTTCCTTTTTTCTTTCGGGTTTTTTATTTGACATATAACTTTTTTGTCTTAAAAACAATTAATACAGAGGTCGAAGCCACTTTTATCGAAGGGGAACGTTTTTTTGAATTCCTTAACTCCGACCTCTGAAATTAACCTTATTTATAAACTACCAATTTTACTTGGCTCATGGCTTGTTTATGATAGCCCTAATGAAACACTATGAAACACTAAACAACATTCTATTAAAAAGGAACATCATCATCATCACTTTCTTCAATTGAAGCACCTAATGATATCTCATTATTTCCTTTAGTAAATTCTTCGATTCTAGCTAATTGTTTTTTCTCCATATCAGCTTTATCTACAAATTTACTTGCATCTTTATCCCACATTGGTTCTCCGCCTTTTACGATGATTTCAAGATATTCATATGACTTAACACCATAAACATCTTCCCATGTTCTTGCATCTGCCAACCATTCTTTAGATTGTGTATCATCAGCACTTACAGGAGTCATTTCTTTATTAGCAGTGATACTTGTGATACTTGCATTACCTTTTTGGTCTCTACCTAAGTGAATGGTAATGTCTTTACCTTCTTTAGGGTCAATAAAATAACCTTCTTCTTCCAATAAAATCATAATTTTATCCATTACACCACTTCCTCTTGAGTCATGATTAAATCTCCAAAATTTAATTCCTTCATCCTCTTTACCACGTTCAATTAGTTTTACAACATACATCTTTCTAGAGTTGTATTTCTTTGCAACAGCTCTATCAGATTCAATCTGACTCTCACTTTTATTAAATACCTTACCAGTAGCTTCATCCGTATCGGTTTTAGAGTATAATTGTTCTCTAGCCTGACAAAATGGACATGGTTTGTCATAAGTATGTTTAAGACATACAAATTTCTTATATTCTCCATTAATTTCAACACTATGAACGTGTAATTCTACAAATGGTGAGCTTTCGCCATCAGCTGCAGGTAAAATTCTAATTACTTTTTTAGCTTTTTTCTCTGTTTTAGGGAAAAACGTACTAAAATAATTTTTTAAGTCAAAAGTTTTCTCTTTTTTAACTTGTTTTTTTGTTGTGTTGTCTTCGTACTGCTTTAAGATTGCACTTAATGCATCATTCTTTTTTTCTGTGCTCATGTTTCTAAATTTAAATATATAATTGTTGTTATTTACTAAAGTAATTGCCCATTATCATTCATTAAACTTGAAAATTCATCAATTAATGACTTTGTGTAAATTGGGTCTCTTAGAATTGGATAATCCTTTTCTAATTTTGCAATAATTAACTTTACTACTTCAATATTAGTACCTTCTGGTAGATGTTTCTTTGGGCGAAACTCTTTCGGAAGGTCTTCATGATTTCCTTCGTAAACATATTTATTGTGTTTTTGTGATGATTCATCTGTTTTTGTTAGAGAACCGATTTTATTCATTATATCAGATATTTGTTCTTCTGACATACCATTAAACATCTCTAATATTTTACTTGCATTATCTTTCATTACTTAAAACTTTTAAGGTTTTACAAATCTACTATATAATTAATTTTTATACAATAGTTTTATTTTATTTTTTTATTTATTTTTTATTAAAACACTGATTTATAATCCTTTATATATAAAAATAAAAAATATAAAGGGACAAAAAAGGAGGTTATTACCCTCCTTTTATATTTTTAAGGGTGAATTGTTTTAGATATCCTCTTCTTCGTACTCATTAGCACTGAAGGAGTTTTTAAGTGTATTTGGATTGTAGTCAGATTCGATTGCATCTTTATCTAAAACATATTCTTGTTCTTTTTTCTCACCATTTTTATTCATAACATCATAAATACCTTCTTTTTCAGACCAGTAGTCAGTTAATTTTTGATTAAATGGATAAGAAGATAAAGACCTCATTTCTAATCTTTCTTCTGGTGTTGGATTTCTTTTCTCAATTTCTTGTTCTAAATTATCAATTTTAGTTGATAATGCAGACATAGCTGATAATCTTGATTCTAATTCTTTAAAATTATTTAATAACTCTTCCATTTTAGAATTAGATTGTTCAGCAGCCGCTTTAGCTTCTTCACTACCTTTCACTATTGATGTAACATCAACTTCTACTTCATCACCGTTATCTGTCATTTCTGGTGCATCAACTGGTGGTACATCCAATGGATTAATATCTTCTGGTGCTCCCATATCATCTAGATTAGCATCACCAGTTAAATCTTCAACTTCAGCATCACCTGATAAGTCTACAACTTCTTTATTATCTTCTGGTAAATCTAATTCTGGTTCAGCATCAGCCTCTGGATTTTCTTCATCTTCTCCAAGGATTAAATCCTTACCTTCTTCATCTTTACCTTTAATATCATCTTCACCAACATAAAATGAATATTCATTTATTGCTTTGAATCTTTTTAAAGTCTCGTTTAAATCTTTCTTTTGCATATTGGTTTTATAATTAAAATAATAATTCTCTACCGTCTTCTGTTATAAATTTTTTATTAACTCTTTCAGTTAAACTTCTGTCCTTAATAAGACAGTCTTCACCAGTACATTCTTCTTGATTGTTTACTTCAAGAAAATCATCTAGTTTTTTACTTAAATCTACTTTTTTAGGGTTAGCCATAATAAATCGTTTATTATAAATATCTTAATTTTAGAAAAAAGTACGTTTAATGGGACTTATAATTAACTGATTACCTTTGTTTAATATGATTTTATATTGGTAGTTATCCCAATTGATTTTATGAGCTTTAAAATCAATATTACCACTATCTAGATTAGTTTCTTCCTCTATTAATTTGTTTAATGCATTAATAGTGTAAATCGCATTACCTTTCTTATGTATCGGTATTGTATTGTGATGTATTTCTCTAACATTTATAATGATATCTTGTATTTGGGTATACTTAAATGTTATAATTATATTACTTTTATCATCTAAATTTTCAAAGAAGAAAACTTCTGTCTTTTTTATATTTAATTTCTCCTCTATGGATGTCAGAAAATAACCCACTCTATCTAATGGTACAAAGGCAGCAAATAATGTGGTTTTATTCATTTAGTATGGCAAAATAAGGGATATATTTATTATTTTCAAGTGAATCTGTTAATTCTTCTTTATATTTAATAATTATATCATTTTTTACCAAAGTACCATTAGTTAATTTTTTTATTTTATTAAAAATCTTTACTGGGTTAAGACCAAGATACACTAGAAGTTCTTTATCTATACCAAATATAAAATTATCACAGTAAATATAAATCATTCTATTATTTTCATAATAATAGAATTTGGTTGTGTTTTTTATTTTTAATATTAATTTTTTTATTGATGCTAATTTCATTTGTATTAAATCAACAAAGAAATATTTCGGTTTACTTTTAAATATATTATAAGATGTATGTATAAAATTTTTAGTGTCTAGGACATATGATTGTCTATCTACTTTCTTGGAATATGTCCAATAAATTAAATTATTATATTTTTTATTAAGGGCACTAACATCTGGAAAATGTTCTTTCATTAATTTAAAATCAATAATTAATGTCGGTAATTCTGGAATTGTTTTATCAATAGAGTCAACGACATTGAATGTTATTGGGTATTCTATTTTAGTACTTGATACTACATTTGCAATAAACTTCATATTGCAAATATACTAAAAATATTATAAAGATGTAATTATCTTATATTTTTGGTCTACTACTGATATTGCTTTTAAATATCCTACATCATTAACTGGAACATTTTTTTCACCTTTCTTCTTTATATTTTCCTGTATTTGTTTTAAATCAGTATTTAATTTTTTACCTAAACCAGCATTTATTTGCATAGCAACTTGTGTTCCTTTAGTAGTATCATTAATATCTTCTACTTTTGTG